TCCTGTTCGATGTGACGACGTTGCTGAGATGATGTAATTGGATTATTCAGAACATCGATATTATATTGAATGTGCTTATCAATGCTATCCATTGTTTTGTGTGACAAGACGAACTATTTAGGTGCTATGTTTCCTAGAGAATCTTTAACAACAGTCAATTCTGTTGTCATTGCAGAACCACCGCCAGAATATTTGTGTCTGACACCAGCAATAATATATCTTCCACTGTAGATTTTGTCTGGTTTAATTATTTCTCCATCTGGTATTGTTTCTGGAATTTCAATATCAATTGGGTCTCCAGCATGTAAATTCATATTACCAGGAACTTTAATATCCAATTTAACTGCTTCAAAATTTAATTTTCTGCAGTAATTATATACTGCTGTTTCTTCCCATCTAATCTGATATTCACCTTGGTTTGATGGAGCATCTGCTGCTTTTTTACTATCCCAAAGGTGCAATGGATTTGCTCTATAACGATTTCTTCTTGGTTTTTTATACAAATATTTTGATATATCATTATTCATTTGATATGGCATTTCATTACCAAGATGCTCCATCTTACTATACAAACTAATAATATTAAATTCCACACCTTGATATGGTGCAGATTTTGCACCAGGATTTGGAAATTTGCTATTTGAAGTAAAGTCCAGTGCAACTCCGCTCATTACACCAGCCCAGTTTCCATTTCTTAACGGAATGATAGAGTCAAAAAGATTTGGATATGTTATAGATTCGATATTAAATGCATCGTCTGGAGTACTGGATTCAGTAAGTTTCTTCATGAAGTAACTATACTTTGGAACATTTGATGCATTTTTTGCATCAATGATAATTTTATCAAATGATTTGAAATGATATCCGTATAATGTCTCCCAGAAAATAAATCCACCTTGATGACTCTTTTCTTCTCTTACTGATTTGGAACCCAACCAATTGATGACTTCAAATGGTCTCCAATTTGGAATAACACATTGAATCTTATCTCTCGTCTTTTCAATATCGAGTTTTCTTTTTGTGCTATCAACATTTAAATATTTTTTATCTGTCAATAGTGTATTGATAACATCAGATGCTAGTTTATTTTTGAATGAACCAAATACATTTGTAACTTCATTTATCTGAAGTTCTTTTGATGCACATTCAAGAATATAACTTTCCTTTTTCTCAAATCTAACGCGAGGACCAATTCTATAGATTGTCATCACAAAATCTTGTCTCTTCTTTGATTCATTTGAACCTTCAGATTGTATGGAAATCTGTATGGTTTCACTTCCTCTTAAATGTTTAATTAAATTGATAGAATCATTGACAGCAATAGACATTCTAATGCATGGAAAATCCAAAGACTCGATAATATTAATCTCAGTAATTAACTGCTGTATATCAGGAATGTCTACAGCAGTTCCTGTAATTTTTGCTTTTAAAAGCTTAGTACTATTTGATATTACAGATGCCATGTTTTGTTATGCGTATTGAATCATCGAGGCTCTTGGATTTAATGCTTGCTCAACTGTCAGTGCTCTTTTATGTATAGAAGGCAAGATTACAGGAGGTGGTGGTGGAGAAACAGCAGGTTTTCCTGGTGCTGTTTTACCTGCAGAATTAACTAGGGCAGCTGCCCCTGCTACTTGAGCATCTTTATTTGCTTTATCTGCTTTATCCTTCTCGCCTTTAACTTTGTCTGTTGCTGTTCCAACACTTTCCGATGGTGTAATACCAAATACTTTTTCATTTAATCCACTAATTGCGCTTTCAATCTGTGCAAATGCATCAGTTGGAGTAGATGAAGTACTACTACTGCTATCGGTGGTGTTTGAAGGTCCAGTAGATGAACTGCCACTAATTCCTATCTTTCCACGAACAAGATTTGCTTCATCCAATCTTCTCTTTCTATTTACACCATTATCATGATTTTGGAGTCCTTCAATTGCTTTTGCGATTGCTTCTTTATCTTTACCTTGAGCTGCTTTAACAACTGAACTTGGAACACTACCATAATTATATGCAAGCGAAGTTAATGCTGCTTGAGTATTATCATCTAAACTTTCAAAATTTGCTCCAACTGCTCTTTTTGCACCCTGAAGGAAACCATTTGTTCTTCTCTGCAAATCTCTTTCTGCATCATCTTTATTTGTCTTATAACCTTTTGATACAGAAACTACACTACCATCTGCTTTAGTTTGAGTATCACTACCATAACCAACTCGATAATGGTTTACATCCCAATATGCAGTATCTCTATACCCTTCATATCTCTTCAACCAATTTGCTGCTTTTACAAGTCCACCAGAACCTTTCTTCGGTAGAACAAATCCACCTGCTTTAGCTTGAGCATATCTAGATGCAGTTAATCTAGGGTTGTTTTGTGTTGCAGGAGTATTAAATGGTATGACAAATGCACTACTAGTGCCACCGCCAGAAGACCTTTTTGTTCCAACCCATTCTGTACCATGGCCAATAAATGATGTGCTCATACCATCTAAAGATACTGGATAACCAGACATTGGACCATGAATCCATCCACCATTTGCTTCCTTTTTGGGTTCTGTAGTAGAGCCCATATTTAAAAGATTTGGGGCCCCAGATTTAAAAAAGTCAAGGGTTTTGCTACCTATATCTTTTGTGACATTAAGAAGTGAACTACCAACAGACTTAGCAGTATTAACTGCACCTTTAGCAAGATTACCTGCAGCATTAACTGCACCTTTAGCAGCATTACCTATAGAACTCATAGGTCCACCACTACCACCACTACCACCCGTTGATGGGGGTGCAGGTGGTGGAGTCTTTTCTCCACCCAACTTGTTATTAATAACTTGTGCTGTACCAAACAAATCAGTAAGTAATCCTAAGACGGTGGTATCACCCTTTCTTGTGAATTGCTTACCAGTCTCTTTTGATTTCTTACCAGTACCAAAAATAGATGCAAGAAAATTTTTCTTAGTACCTTTTGTTGCTCCCTTTGTCTCAACTTTTTTATCTGTTTTACCACTAATTTTTTTGACTAGTGAAGATGGAACTCCAAAACTATTTGCAATTGGAGCAATGATATTACCAAGTATTGGAGTTATTGCAGCACCTGCAGGTCCTAACCCAGAAACAGTAGATACGATATTACTTAAAATACCAGCACCAATACCCTTAAATGGTGCCATGAATAAATCGGATAATTTTTTAGATTTATCTGTATCTGGTTTTCCACCACCAAAACCACCTAAAGAAGATAGTGGTTTAACACCAGCATCCTTTCTTCTTTGCTCATTACTTCCACTTAATTTACCTAACGGTAATCTTATCTCAGGGCCCTTTTCGCCAATTACTGCTTCATGTGGTCGAGTGATTATACCACCCTTAGCGTGTCTTGGGGCAGTATCTGGCACTTTAAGTGCTGGTGCTGGAGATGCTCCTGGAACGGGTGATGGGACATCCTCAGGAGGACTGGACCCCATTGACCCTGCAACCGCCAAGGTGGTGCCTATAGCAGCTGCTCCTATTGCTGCTTTTACTAATCCTCCTCTACCACCAGATGCAGCTGCTGCGGCCGTTGCACCTGTCCCCGCTCTAGATGCAAGATTCTTTTTGGACCTTAATAGATTTTTGAATAATGTTTCAAGAACAAATCTAAATCCATTGATTATGAGTTTTGGTTTTTTGAGAAATGTATATCCCAAAAGCAAAGCACCAAAACCAGTGATGAAACTACCAAATCCTTGCAGTTTCTCCCAGAATCCAGCATTATCATCAAACATCACCATAAGACCGTCAATGGTCTTAAAAAGATTATCAGTAATAAACTTTGCTAACCATTGAAATATTTTACTTATTCCTTCCCATATTCTAACTAATTTAGTTTGATTTGCTGGATTAGCAATCCATCGAAGCAGTGCTTGTCCTATGACTGCTCTCATTACGAATTGAGCCATCTGAGCAAGTCCAGCAAAGAAATCTGGAACTCCTAATTTAGCAAATCCTCCTAATAGACTACTTCCTACCTTTTTAGTACCAGTACCTTTTCCTTTATCTGCTTTTTCTCTATCAAATCTTTTCTTATCATCGTCCAATTCCTTTGCTCTCATCTTGAGATTTTCTACAAGAGCATCACGAATTTGCTTATTGACGACTACAACAGAATTTAAAGTTGCACCAATACCATTCATTCCTTTTACAAAAGAACTATATGGTGAGATTGATGAACCCATTCCAGCAGAAGACTTCTTGACAGTTGTAACTGTCACCATCTTATACAATGCTAGTTTTGGTTTTCCGCCAGGGATTGCTGGAGCCATCTATTAGAACCCGTATGTTACTGGTAATCTAGGTTGTACAACTTGAATAGTTGGTTGTACAGTTGGAGCATTATCAGAAGTATTTATTGGTATAGGTACAAGAGTTGCTGCTCCAGAAGATGCTTTAGATTCTTCATTTCGTTGAACAGCAGATGATGACGATGACAATGCCTTTCCACTACTTGTTGCACTGGTCGTAGGAGAAACTTTTGCAGATTCTGCTGTAGGTGTAATACCAAATAAACTTGCATTTAAGGATGAAATAGCTTGTTCAATTTGTGCAAATGGGTCAATTTGTGGTTCTTCCTGTTGTCCATCACTTGGAACATCAGAATCGGAATCTGCTGGACCAGTATCTGGACCAGTAGATGTTGCCCCAGAGTTAGCACGAATCCAAGCATTGTGTAATGCACCTGTTTTTGCTTCGATGTGGGCATGAACATACCCATTTGACATTCCAACAGCACCTTGAATTCCTATTATTGTGCCTGGATTGATTTTATCACCAACTTTAACTTTGATACCAGTCATGTGACCAGCTCTAAAAATAGTTCCAGAAGAATCAGCAATCTGTACTGCACCCCATCCTTCGCCAACTGATGTAACAGTTCCAGTTACTCCAGCACGAATTGGATGTCTATCTCCCTTAGAGTCTGGTGTTGATGGATTTGATTTAGTTGACAGTAAATAATCTCTTGGTATTCCTCCAGGACGAGGACCATTTGGATTTCCATTTGAACGTCCATCTGAAGCACCTTCGTGGTGACCAAATGTATTGGAAAATCCTTTACCATTGCCCATCAACCTTGGAGCTCCAGATGGAGCGGTTGAAAAAACGTATATTCCCCCACTAGCAAATCTTCTGAATGAACCCTCAGAACCAACTGGAATAAAATTATCTCTTATATCGTCTGGTTTGTATTTAAATGTTGGTTTAGGTAGAGATTTCTTCAATTCTCCTCCTTTAGCCATTTGCTTAGTACCACCAAAACTTCCATATGCACTAGCAGCATAAGCATATCTGCGTGGATAATTTGGAGTACCCGCTTTTTCCATTTCACTTTCGAAAATTTCAACTGCTTTCTTATAATCCTTTACATTTTTAATTCTATTGTAAGTTCCATAAGATTTCATCTCTTTAATCATCCACTGCACTTGAGTTTCAAGTGCCCATGGGTCTTTACCCTTTGCCCATTGCTGCATCGAGGCCCATCTTTCACTCTCAGTCCATTGCATAATTCCACGGCCAGGACCGCCGCCAAGTTGTCTGGATTTAGGATTTACACCAGATTCCTGCATTAGGTTTCCAATTATACCTGCGGCTGCTTCTGGAGTAAATCCTTCCTTATCAACGAGATATCTAAAAACCTTTTCGGCATTTGAATTTCCAGTTAAATCAATATTTCCTGGGGGCGCACCACTAGTTGTTCCGTTAGTATTTTTATTTTTGTTAGTACTTCCAGGTTTGAAATCCTTGGATGCAATAGACATGAATACACCCAAGACGTTTGCTAAAGCACCTCTTAGGTTATTCATGGTATTTGAATACTCTCCTTTACCAACTGTTGGAGTTTTATCACCCAACATCTTACGAAGTTGTTCATCCTCAGATAGATTTTCAATTTCCTTTCCAAGTTTAACTACGGATTTGCTTTGCGATAATCTATCTCCACCACCAGCAGATGCAATATTTCCAATACCAAATGTCTTTGCTGCATTTGACAAATCTCCACCAATTAATTGCTTAGCAAGGTCTCCAGATGCTCCCATCCTAGAGAACATACTTTGAGTAGCAGAAATAACTGTAGCAGCAAGGTTTGCATCTACACCACTAGAGAATTTAGATAGTGGAATAATTGCTTCTGGACCTGCCTCACCAACAAGTGCTCTGGTGGGTTTTGTTACAATACCACCTTCAGCAAAAGGTAATGGCGGAAGCATTTTTTGAATGCCGGCCAATGGACCCATCACCTTTGCTATCATGCTATCAAATAACTTATTCTCACTTGCAATATATTCGGGGAAGAAATCTCTACCAAATAGATAAGCATCAATTAATGCCGATGCGATAGAGGTTGTACCACCAGTTACTAGTCCAGCAATATCTAAAACTGCGGAAAGTGCTTCAAGCATTGCTCCAGTTTTATCGCCATTCTTAAATCTATCATAAGCAAAATATAGATTGAAAAGTCCCCCAATTATAGGAATTGCCTTACCGCCAAGTTTAGCAAGCATTGCTGCTCCACCAGCCTTCTGCACTTTAGACATAATTTTACTGAAACCAGGAACTTTTTTAATAAGGTCCATTGCCTTTCCACCAAACTCTTGAGCCATCTTGATGATGCCTTTCTCCTTTAAGAGTTTATACGCACTATCCATAATTGGTTGTAGTGCTTTTTGACCCTTTTCCTTAATAAAGTTTCCTGCGGCACCTGCAGCATTTTGACCTGCAGTTTTAAGATTATTACCAAATCTACTTACAGATTTACCAAAACCTTTGACTCCTTCTACAGCACCAGAAACTCCTTTTCTAAGACCAGCAGATTTATCACCAAGAAAATTTCCAGCCCTCTGAAAAAATCCTGGTGGTTTAGGTGGTAATTTTTTGAATCTACTTCTTACTTCTGTTAATGCTTGTACAGGACTTTTCTTTCTGGTGAGAGCATCTTCATATAATCTTGCTGCGTCATCACCATAATTTTCAGCAATCTTTTGTGCTGCAGGAGTCCTAGTTGGTTTTTTACCTCCAGGTACTTCTACCTTTCCTTTATTACCCTTACCTTTACCTTCAAGTAAATCAGTAAGACCAAGAATATCATCAATTAATGCAAATGGATTCAATAGATATCTAAGACCTGCTAATCCAGCAATACCTACAAGAATTTGACCCAATCCACCCAACAATTCTCCAAAACGAGCCAATCCAGTCTTGGGATTATTTGGGTCGGTTCCAAATACGCTTGCAAATCCACTAAGTAATGAATCTATAGATTTATATGCTACATTGAAGAGGAAACCAAATACTTTTCCTAGTCCAGTAATAACTCTCTCAAGTTTATCTGCATTTGCTGGGTCAGCAACATACTTGAGAATACCTTGAGTTATAATAATTCTAGCAGAAAATTCAATAATACCTTTGAAAGGTCCTAATAATTTTTCTAACCATCCCTTATTTTTTTTAACTTCTTTCTGGGTTTCTTTCTTTACTTCACCAGAAGGTTCTTTTTTACCTAAAGATTCTGTCTTTGCTTCCGATTGTTGGTCTCTGCGATATTGTTCTCTACGTCTTGCAAAATCCTTTCTTCCTACAAGATACTTATTATCTATTTCTACAATATCTCGTATCTGTTTTTGCACCATCCCCAAGCTGTAAATCGTGGAACCCAATCGATTTACAGCAAGAAGTGATGTACGGGCAGTTTTATCTTCTTGACCAGCACCAGCAATCTTTTTACCACCCGCAATAATAGTAGCACCTTTAGTTCCACGTAAAGAACTTGGATTTACAAACTTATATGGTTTAATAGTGCTTGAAAACATTATAGACTCTGCTGACCTTTTGATTGTTGTTGCTGTTGTTTATAACGTTCTTCTTCTGTTTTGAGGTGCCCCATGAGTTTGCTTACATAGTAATCTTTTTCCCAAGGAATCATACTCTCTAAATCAGAATAGGACCATTTATGATGATGCATCAAGGCAAAGTTTGTATCCAAGTGATTTTGAAGACTAGAGTGCAGTAGGGCTATGCGAAAAAACTTCCTAGTCCCTCCAATTTAACCGTACTGGTTACACCAGTGTTTGGATTTTCAACTTCAACATCATATTCTAGTTTTGGCATTTCGGAAAAGAATCCCTGAAGTTTTTGAAATTGGTCACTCTTCATACCATCTAGAAATTCTAGAAGTTCTTTCTTAGTGCAATTTTTTGCTTCATAAACCTCTTCACCATCATAAATTTTATCGATACAAGTTACTGCCAAATCAAAAATATTATCAACAGTAATGTTGTCACCAGTAAAGTTCAACTTCACAAATGTATCCAGTGCTGGATAATTCATTTCAATACCAATAGTATCGGTAAGTTCAATAGTTTTAGTGTGATTTTCCGGCCAAATAATTTCAATATTTTCCAGTGGAATCTCAACTTGAACTTGAGTTTCTCCATCATCGGGACAAGTTACCATGACTGTAGATACTTCACCTACAGATTTAGAACGAATCTTTAGAAAAAGATATTCAATATCAAATGTAGCAAGATTATCAACTCTTGTTTTCAGATTAGTGCAGTTCTTAATGATACTTTTTACCGCATTAATCATATCCTTTTCTTCACCTGTTTCCATGGCGACTAGAAGAATTTTTTCTTCTTTAACTAGAAATGGACGATATTTTACGGTCTCTTTTGATGAAGGTAGTTGCAATTCATATTCAGGAACCACTAATTTAGGTAAAGGCATAATTACTCCGTTATGTAGATATCAGTATAGTTATTTAGTCGAATCTTTTGATGACCTTGGTGGTGATGGTGTTAGTGGTTTTCCAGTAATTGGGAATCCAGCTGGAGTTGCTGCACCAGCAACAGACCTAGGTGTACCAGTTCCAGAAGCAGGAATAAGTTTACCAGAACCATCAGATACAAGAACAGTAGATGTTGCTGCTGGATTAATTCCATTGGTTCCTGATGGAGTTGTTGCGCTTAGACCAACAGATGCTGCTGCTGAACTATCTGGACCTAAGGTACTGTAAATATCTTCAAATCCAGGATTTGTTGGAGTAAAGAAACGATATCTCTCATAGTAGAAAGATACTTCCATAGTAATAATACCTGCTGGGCCAGCATTTAAATTGATATTACTAATATTGAAAGGATATACATTAGATAGAGTCCACACTCCACTACACTTATTAAATTCCAATGCTGATTTTTTTGCAACTGAAGATGCTGTGGGAGATATAATCGATGATGACTCAGTGTTTGTAGTAAATACTCCAACGCCACCTCTTTCATATTTAAAAATATCTACAAATGGGCAAACATAATCGTTGTAGTATTTTACATTTTGTGAGGCATCATTTGCAGTATAGTTCATCCATCTCTCAAAGAGTTTCCTTGTGGCAAGGTCTCTTGACAAAATGAACTGCATACTAATTTCACTGAATGTAGTTCCAGTAACGTAACGATACATATTACCAACTGTTTTTACTTCACCCGTTGTTAATTGTCTGCTTGGGATAGTTACGTCACTAGCATAGTAAGTCAAAAGTCTAGATTCATCTGTTCCTGGACCAGAAGATGCTCCATCATTAAAGAAAGGTCTAGCAAATGAATCAGCCGAATTAAAAATTTTAGGCATGGCTCTGAAGCGAACCCAATATAAGTTACTATAAGAAGGAGGTCTTCTTTTAGCTAAACTTATTAATCCCTGAAAACTATTTGCTCCAGATAGAGCTGTAAATGAGGCTGCCATTTATGATTTCTCTATAAATATAAAAGAAGTGATGCCATAATCTCACTTATATTTATGTCATATAAAGGACGTTATCATTTACAGAAACCGCAGAAATATAAGGGTGACCCAAATAGCGTAATTTATCGTTCGAGTTGGGAACTTAAATTTATGATTTATTGCGAAAATAATGATAGTATTATTGAATGGGGTAGTGAAGAAATTTACATTCCATACATTTCTCCCCTTGATGGTAAACGGCATCGTTATTTTCCAGATTTCTATGTAAAACTTATTGATAGAACTGGTCAAATAAAAAAATACATTATTGAGATAAAACCACAATATCAAGTGAGTGGTCCTAAAGTGCAATCAAGACAAACTAAAAAATATATCAATGAAGTGATGACGTATGCCGTCAATAGAGCTAAATGGTCTGCTGCTGAAGAATTTTGTAAGGACCATAGATTAGAATTTATGATATTAACCGAAAACGAACTTAAGGTCTAATAAATGGCAAACGAGTTAAGATATCCAAAAGTCGCTCCAATTTCTAGTTCACAAGATGCTGGATTTAGTGGATTAACAGGAATGGCTGCTGGCGCAGAATATCCAACAGAATATATTGATTATATTAAATTTCAAGAAGTTGAAGTAAAATATGGTGCTGGCGGAGGACTGACTTCAACTTCAACAAGTAAAACTGGAACTGTAATCGGAAAAACAGTATTTCTTTATATGCCATCCGATGTTTCTATTTCATATGGCGTACAGTATAATCCAGTTGCAATGGGAGCAACTGGAGTTGGTGCTGTTCAAGCATTAGGTTCTCAAACCGCATCGGAAGTGGCACAATCAATTAGAGGAGCAGCAGACTCTGCTGCACCAGAAGCAATGTTTAATACACTATCTGCTGGTCTTTCGGGATTAGGTAATTTGGTTGGTGTAGCATCTCAAGCAACAGCAAATAATCTATCGGTATTATCTCAAGGTTTGGCCTTTAACCCATTTCAAGAACAAGTATTTGAAGGATTGAGTTTTAGGGCACATAGTTTCAATTTTAAATTAGTAGCAAGAAGTAAAGAAGAAGCAGAAGATATTGTTGAAATTGTTAAATTTTTCAAATCTGCTATGTT